CTGGTCCTTCCGTAGCATTTCCAGTGGCACCAGCAGCACTTAAGTTGAAGAGTTTATTACTCCAAGTTCCTGCTGAACTAAAGGAACCAAAGTGTGGTGTGGTTACAATTGGAATACCTGCAATTGTAGGTGCTTGCATAGAACCAATAGCACCAGTTCCACCAAAGTCTCTATTAAAGATAGAGAGGTCAACTACATCGGATGCAGTAGTGTGATCGAAAAGATCGTAGTATGAGTCAGTACTCATAATACAAACTAGCCCATCGAGAGGTGCTCCGATCTTCTCAAGTTCTCGCCTCGCATCCATAATGGCCTTAGCGATAAACTTAGGTTTACGAGAGTCACTTCCGTTTGCAGCACTTCCGATTGTAATGTTAGCGGAGAAGTCTTCTTGATCAAATGACTTATAGTTGTTGATCAACTTAGAAGCACGTTCTACGTTAGTTGCCAAAGCAGCCTTAGTGAGAATACGTAAGATATTCTGGTCAGCTACTTTTGAAAGTCCATATCCTGCTTCTTGAGTGTAGACATTTCTAACATCGTAGTGCTGAATTGCCTCGTCAATTTTAGGAATAAACTGAGCGTTGATTAAGAGGTCATCAATAGTGACGAGTCTCTCTGAATGTGATGCTACTGCATCGGGTGCGATACGTGCTCCAGGTGTGTGGTAAGCTGCATCCCTATATTTACCTGTCATGATAAATTGGGCTTCCTTACCTTTTGAAATGGTCCTCACTCTACCGAGGGGCATCATGACATTCTTCGTCTGGAAGGCAGTCATAACCTCACCTGCGTACAGTTTGAGGAACAATTCTCTAGGATCAGTACCAGCACGAGATGGTGTACCAGCACCACCTACGTTACTTATACCACTACGAATACTTTGATACGCAGAGGTTTCGTTTTGAAAATCAGGCATTATTACCTTTCTTGTTTATGTTAAAAAGCATGTACACATGTGCATACAATCTAGTAAACAAGAGTTCGTACTAGGTTCTCCCTCGCAAGGGGCAAAGTCTAATATCTTGAGTACGGATAATACTGCTAAATGTTACATTATATTTGATCGTGATAAACGATCTGTTACTTCCCTACGATACGCAGGGTCACTATGGTATCGAGGGTCACTCATGGCAGACGTTAATTGTTGTACGGACTCATAACGACTACCCATTCCTTCACCACCCGAACCCGATACTAGGTTTGGTTCAGTATCTTGGTTTGCTAAAAGGTACCTCGATGCTAAACCTTGGATAGCAAAGTTGATTTGGTTAGAGTCTGCGGATTCCATCATGTGATTAAAGGCTTCTATCTCATATTGATCTAAATTATCTGAAGCCCACTCTGTCATCAAATTATAGTTTTCCTGACCACCAACCGCCTCATACACATTAGATTCTATTTGTTCAGCCATAGCCATCTGACCTTCCAAATAGTTATCTACCAATTCTGATGGTATCCCTGCTTCGTCTAATGCTTGATAAGCTGCATCAGAGAGTCCACCAGTATTGTTAAACTCTTCCTCAAACTTCTGATAATCTAAACCATAACCTTCTAGGAAACTATCTATGTTGTTTGAGGTTACCTCATCTCCTTCTTCATACTCTTCGACTTCTTGTGATTCCTGAGCATACTCTTGTGGTTCCTCTTGGTTTCTTGTGTGGAACTCTTGCTCCAAGTTTTGATATGCTTCAGCTAGTTCCTCTGCGGAACCAAACTTTTCAGGTAACCATTCGGGCCGATCATCACTTGACGATTGAACACCTTCTACTTTTTCGAGCATCTCCTGCACATGCTCTGCATCTTCAATAGTAGTATCGTGTTCTACAGGATCGTGAGTTTGAACTGCATCCACCATTCTTACTCTTCCTTATTTAGATTTCTTTTTGTTTTGCTTAGGGTGCGGAATACCATGCGATACTCGTATCTCCCTAGCTGATTTTTCTACCTGTTCAGGAGATGATCCATGTTTAGCAATTAATCTTTGAAATGCTTGAACTGCTTCATCTCTAGTTTTAGTAGTAAACTTTTTACCTTTGAACTCAAAAGTTTTCTTCCCTGCTTTCTTTGCTCTCGCAAATGCAGCTTTAAAATCATCTAAACCCATAGTTTCCCTATAGGTATTTCCTTTAGCACCAGTAGCTTTTATTTTTTGAGCTTGTTTTCTCAACCATCTAAAGGCATCACCTGGGCTTAACTTGTCAGAGGTTTCTCTCGCCCTCTTTAACATCTCTTTATTCATTACTGTTGTCCTTGTTGTTTAATACCATCGGCTACTTGCTTCACCACTTCAGGGTTCTTAACGGCACCTTCGACTACCTTACCCATTACTTGTGATTGTGCCTGAGCTTGTTGCTGTTGCTGTGCTCTCATCATCTCTTGTTGCTTTTGTTCCTGTGACTTAATGAGTCCGTCAGTATCAATGCCAAGAGATGCACCAAGACGATCAAGATAATCAGGTACATTTAACTCCTGCGTTAAGACCTGTGGTCCTAAGGGTTGGAGGTATTGAAGGAAAGTACCTAACTTGTTTAAGTCTTGTCCTCTACCTAATGCCTCGATACCTGTGACAATCTCAGGTTTGAGTGAGTCCTTAGGAAACTTAGGCATCTTCTTTTGTTCTTCTAATCTACTTAATAGGAGAGTAACCAAGGGTACCTGGAACTCCTGTGATAACACGGAATAGACACCGCCTAATGCCATCTCTAATTCCTGAGCAGCGAATCTAATTTCCTCTGCGGTTACCCTCTCCGCTTGTCTCTGTACTGCGGAGTTGAGTAAGAAGGCAAACGAGATCCGTTCTTGTATCTGCCTCGCTACCTCTTGTGCTACCCTAAAATCATTAAACTTATTTACTTGTAATACTGAGACATCCTCTGCTGCCCCTTGTACAATGGCACCATTGGGTGACTCTGCGAGTGACCTAAGTTTAGTGGTACCATTAGGTCTCACCATAAAGAGTACCTTCGCAGCACTCGCTGACCCCTCTACAATGGATCTAGTTAATGCTTCGAGACTCTTTAGGTCACCTATGTATTCTTCAACAAACCCTCGTCCATAGTCCTCAGAATCAATCCTCGTGAATCTCAATGGTATGAATGGATTCTTGTCTTCCTTGTAAGTTCCGTATGAACTTTCGATTTCTTGTCCTTCGACCTCTTGTCTTACTTCCCATCCTGATTCTGTCTTCTTGACACAAGTGTAAAGATCGTAATTCTTTTGTCCGTAATCGGAATTGGGTGTAGTAATTTTGGATTGTACCTCCTCAGGTAACATTAAAGGACTCAAGGATTCTACAGTAATGATCTCTAGGACATTCCCCATTGCATCACGCTTGACCACATAACGATCCAAGCGGAACACACGCATACCACCTTCTTTAGGCATGTACACGAGAGCATTCCCTGTGACTATTAGGTGTTTCAATGCTTCAAAGACAGGCACTCGTATTGCCCTCGCTTCGATCTCTTGCATCGCAGATCGTTCAATACGTGCTAGTCCTTCTTCTACTGCACCTCTTTGGTTTGGACCTACTAAGTTTTGTAAATCAAAGTCATCTATTGTTAACCTGAAAAAAGGTGAGTTAGGAGGTAAGAGTGCTAAGAGTAACTTCGATGCTAAGTTGTTCACTCCTCTAGCACCTACACTCTGGAAAGGTTGGCGAAAGAAGTTAGAACTAGAGTGCCCTTCACGAGGTAGAAGTGATGGGATAGTAATCTCTGCTGCTTCCCTAGCACGTTCTAAGAATGGTTGTCTCTCTGCGTAACAAGTAGTGTACCTACCTTTTATTGTACCAGTAGGGTAACTCTGGTCATCGCTAACTTCTATTTTATCCATACATTATTTTGTACCAACGGATGAGTTACTGGACCCTGCTACACTGACTCCAGTTTTACCAGTAGGTCTTACACGGAACCTACGTTTACCTGCTTTAAACCTAGCTTTTTTAGCAGAGGGTGTATTTAACGCTAGGAGTCCTTTTTTCTTTTTTCTCGGTTTCTTACTCTGAGCAAAGGCTGAGGTATCTCTCTGCTCTACAGGGGGTGGGTCATCAGAACCACCGCTACCCCAGAGTTGACCTGTTATATACCTATCGAGTTTTCCATACGTATTATCTATTAAGTTACTAATACCTGCATCATCACCTGCTTGTTCATCCCACTTATCCCCCCAATTTTCATCAAGGTCTTTACCCATATTTTCGTAGTGTTTACTATCACCACCTGAAATTCTTTGACCTACGTAATCGGCTGCTTTTCCAGTTGCTTTAGCTGCACCGCCCATTATAATTTCCTTCTAAATAGCCTCCAATCACCTCCCAAGGTACCCTTGTGAACATCGGGTAATCTGGAGCACATTAATTTGTAGTAAGGAGACTCTGGTTCACATGGGATTATATATTCCGATAGTTGTAAGTTGTTCATTAAAGTATCTAATGATTGGAATACTAGTAATGAGTCTTTCCTCGTTGTCTTGCTTTCGTTCATCCACCAGAATACTGTTGGACTCTGTGTACAAAAAGCACCTATTATCTCACCACCTTTCTCAACGTAATGAGTTGGCATGTAAGGTCCGTGACCATCCGCACTTGCTGCTTCCATAACCTCTCTGTACACCTCTTGTGAATCAATAGGGTGTACGGATACATCACTAAACATATTTTATTTTTTATTTTTAATTACTAATCCTGGGTTCCTAACTCTAAACTGAGAAAATCCCTTCCTTCTCTTCTTCATGGACTCCTTTGGAGTCTTATCTCTAGCCTGAGGTGCCAATGCTAACTCAGGGAGTTCTGGGTCTTCGTACATTGGACTAGGCATAGGAGGAGGAAGAGGAATCTCAGGCATCTTAGGAGGACTAGGTGTTCCCGCTAGACACATGGTTGTTATATAAATCCTCTATGTAGTTGACTACCGATTGTTGACCTAAAGTATAAGCCAACTGTTCTTTCTCTACTATCGTACTCGGTAGTTGATTGGGGTACTTTTCTTTTAACTTGTCTACAAGTTCTTTTGAAATTGTTTCACCGATTGTAAAAGCCATTTCTTCCTAACTATGTCCATTAGATAATGTCACAAGAATTACCACTACATGCTAGTTCTTGCGATGAAGTTGTGTAATCTTCTTGCTCATAAGAAGATAAGTTATCCCACTCTAACTGTGGCATCTTTTCTAGTAAGGCATCATGTTCTTCTTTGGTACACTCTTGGTAAGGTGCTTGTTTATAAACATGATCCGAATGTGGTAAGAAAGATATACCACTAACGGAGTCAAAGTTGTCGTAAACCCATGCTCCTACTGAAGTCCACTCGTCCTCTTTAACTGAAATAGTTACCGAGGGTTTATGCTCACACCAATGCTCTTGATAAACCTTCCACATTTCTAGTTGTTCCAATGCACTCATATCATCTCTCTTAACACTATTCTTTGGAGATTTAATAGGGAATGAGAACACAGTAGTCGTGTCTGCTTTCATCACATCGGGTTCGTTAGGTACCCCTTGGTCTTTCATCATCTGCGTAATAGGGTCTTTGTTATCCCCTCGTACAGTGCGTATGTAGTAATCACTATGACGAGAGTGTATGCCACTAGCAGAATCACAAAGTTGTGAAACTGTACCCGAAGGCTTGATGCAACTGATTGAAGCACTCTTTGGAATCTTGAGAGTATCGGCCCATTTTTCATTTACTTCTCTAGCATAGTCTCTCATCTTGTTAAGTAATTTAGGATCTGGATTACTCGTTAGTTTGTTATCCATTATCCCTGTTAATGACACACCGAGTAACCTCTCTTCCTCACAGTTTTCTTTCCACTTCTTAGGGATGTACTTAAAGTTTGTTAAGGTACTCTGCCATGTACCTAAGATGGTAGCGTACTCCACTTTCTTTAAGAGATCCTTCTCCTTGTCTCCCTCTCGGATAACTACTTCAGAAAGGTTACAAAATTCACGAGGTCTTAGAATGATTTCAGAACATGGATTCGTCCCGAAGTCATCTCTAGGTTCTCGATAATCAAATCGCTCGACTTGTTTTCTTGCATTGAACGCAGAGTAGATACCACGTTCTCCTGACTTCGACTCATAGAGGGAAGCCCATTCTTTAAGGAAAGTCCCTGTGTCTGGTTTGGAGTGATAGTTGGCTGAATTATTTGCGAGGGATCTATGGGCATAGTCTTCCCACCATGCTCCTGACTTGGCTTGTCGCATTTGCTCATCACCAAGATCACTGAGACTAATAAGAGCAGACCTACGAACACCACCAACCACCACGACTTCTGCTGTTTTTGTAACAATGTCGTGACACTCAATTGGTCTGAGTTTTCTTCCTTTTGCATTTTCAAATATCTTACAAGTATAAAGAAATAATTTGTTAAGGGGATCAGGTCCACTTGCTCTCCCACCAAAAGTTTTAAGTACTTCTCCTGCCTTACGTACCTTGCTTAAGTCCCAAGTAGGAATTAATCCTGCGTAGAGTAAACTAATTAACTCACGAAATGCCTTAGCCCACCCTAGTTTACTATCACGTACATCGATGCGAGTATCAGTAGTATGTAACTCATTAGGGACCATAGGTAACTGAGATGTGTACTTCTCTTCGACTGAATAACCTACTCCAGTTCCATTCATAAGTATGTACAACAACTCATCAAAAGACCTAAGAGAATCAATTGGTAAGTATGAACAATTATATCCTGCAATGTTTTCCTTTTCTAAAGCAGGACCAGCAGTCATTAAACACCGCATACTAGGCATGACTTCTAAGTTAAGTACTGCTTTCTCTAGTTCTTCTAAAGTAGTAACATCAATAGCATAACCACTATGGTTCCTAAGATGGGTAATGAAAAAATCAAAATACCTTCCCACTGTTTCTTCCCAAGTCTCTCTCCTTTTTTGTTCATAGTCCCATCTAGAGTATCGTGATAAGTGAATGTATTCTTGGTACTGCGTAGGTAGGTTACTCATTAGCTTGCTCCCTCACGATTAGACGATTGAGATAAACCTGTGCTTTATATAAATCATTAAGCCCACCTTTATGTGGGTACCTCGATACGTATTTAATTATGTTCCCTTCTAGGAAATCCATTTCGTTTTCGATTATGTAATCCAAGGGTTGAATACCAAACCCATCGGTGTAGTGTTTAGGATTCTCAAATTCATTATCACTCATTCTCTGGACTCCAATAGATAGGTTCACCCATTACATATTCACCATGCCTAAGTATCCTCGCCATCCTCGCATTAAGTAACGCATCATCTTCATCTAATCCTGCATTCTTATAAGTAGAGGTAATAGCATTCCAAACGTGCTTAGGATCAAAACCAAAGTCTTCACATTCTCCCAAAATTTTTTCCGCCTTTTTTGGGCCGATGCCTGGACAACCTTGGTAGTTATCAACTGTGTCACCAGTTAATGTTTGCTTGTAGAAAAGATAGTTAGCAGTGTGCTCATCTTGTTCCCATAACACTTGGTTCTTTATGTCCCAATGGTTACCAGGAATTGTTAATAAGTCTTTGTCTTCACTAACTACTATCTTCTCATTACCATTATCGTATGTAGCTAAGATTCCTATGACATCATCTGCTTCTAACCAAGGTTGGATTTCGTACTCGTAAGTTTCCATTACGTACTTCTTAGCAGGTACAAAACAAACTGGTTTCCTCGTAGATTTTCTATTGAGTTTATATTGAGGGTTAATGAGTTTTCTAAAGTTATTCTGATGTGATATACACATCGTTACTTTAGTGGCATTGGTCTTCTCTTTAATGTTATTAACATAGTCATCTATGTCACACTTGACTTTCGCCATGTCACAATGGAGAGACCATAGATCACCTTCCCAATTAATAGGAACTTCATTTGCAGTAGTAGCTTTGTATATTGCTATGTCTGCATCGATGAGGAGTTGAGTAGTCATATAGGTCTATACTCGTAGGTTTGAGGATTGTTGAGATCGTATTTGTATTCAGGGTAGTGAGAGAAAGTTACACATGTTCTCTGTTTAATTTTCCTGAACGGAATTACGTACACATGTGGAAACTTACAAGCACAAAGATAGTCAAAATCTTTTTCTTCATAGTATTCAATTTCTTTCCTATCTCCGTGGTAGTTTAAGTTTTTATGTAAATTAACTTTTTTTGAGTCACCAATCGGTTTAGTTTTAACCTGAAGTTTTTTAAATGTACCATCTCTCTCAACCACTAAATCATAAACACTATGAGCATGAACAGGTTGAAGTACATTGTATTGCCACATACCAAATAAGTAGCAAACTAGATGTTCTCCTGCTTGTCCTAAAAATAGTTTACCTCTATGTATATTAGTGGGTGTCTGCCCAATTTCTTCCTCCTCTATACTCTCCTGTGAGTGGGATTCTGAATCCGTAATATTCTCCAGAAAGCTCAATTGCTTGAACTGCGATTCGTCCGATACTATCGACATGCTCGTCCTTTACCATGAGTTGTACTTCATCATGCACAAATGCCACCTGTGCATAGTCATGTCCGTAAGAGTATCCTTCTGCTTCCAACATATCGTGTAGCAATACGACCCATCGTTTACATATAATTGCACCTGCACTCTGTAGTAATGTATTGAGTGCTGCATGTGCGGATCGAACAGGAACTCTCCTACCATCTAACCCACGTACAAACCCATGTTTGTTTGCTTTATCTTGGACTTGTTCACGTAGTTTCCTCAACGCAGGTATTTTCTTTAGGAACTTTTCCTTTAATCGTTTACCTTCCGTTGCCCCTTTACCAATGATCTGACCGATTTTCTGGTCTCCTGCGCCATACAAGAACCCATAAATATAAGTCTTCGCTTGGTCTCTTGTAGCGAGTCCAGCAGCTTCTTGATTGGCAGTATGAATATCACCCTCAAGTAGGATCTTGCCGTATGCACCATCGTCATAACGAGCCATATAGTGAGCCAAGCAACGCAGTTCAAGCCCAGAGACATCAATACCCAGAAGGGAAAATCCTGGATCTGTCGTAAAAAGTTCTCGACACTGCTTCCCAAAGGGTGCTTTAGTGCTCGGAACTTGAGCGAGGTTCGGATGCGAATGAGAGCAACGACTTGTGACTGACCCCATACAGTTAACTGACCCATGCAGTCTCCCATCTTTCTCTAGTTTCAACCATGCTTCGTTACCTTCTGCTAGTTGTCCTAATCGTTTGGAGATCATTAGGTACTCACTCATTAGTTCCGCTTCGGGATACTTAAGTTTACCGAGTACCTTCTCATCTATCTTTGGTTCACCACTAGGAGTAAACTCCTTTGGTTTCCATCCGTGTATATCCTTGAGTCTCTTGGCTATATGTTGCCGAGAGTTAGGGTTAAACTCTACGATCTTTATTTTATGATAGAGTCCTTTCTTTCTCTCCCCTTCATCCACAACCCACGAACCAAATGCCTCAACTAAATCTTTGTTGAGTTGTACATTACGATCTGTGAGTTCTTTGTATAGTTCTAATGCCTTAGGAACATCAAAGGGAAACCCGAAGTTCTCTTGCTCATAACATATCTTGGATACGCTATGCTCAAGTTCTAAGGAGTCAGGACTATAGTGTTTGTGATGACTAGTCAGGTGACCATGAAGTTTCTCAGTGAGAGATACATCACGTTTACAGTACTCAATCATCTCATCACTTAAGTGTTCCCATGCTCCTTCTTGTTCACCATAGTCACCCTTGAAGAATGAGAGTCGATGACCCCATGCCTTGAGTGCATGTGACCCATACATCTTTGAGTCCATTGCTCGTGCATCGAAGTCTTTTGCTCTCAAGTCTGGAAATGTGAGTCTCGATAGGATCAAGGTGTCGGTGTATGAAGTAGGACAAAACCCATAGAGTTTATCTAAGACACGAAAGTCAAACCCTAAGAGGTTATGTCCAATAAGATGTTGATCCTTAAGGAACGAGAGTGAATCTTTTATCTCATCACCAGTGACAACAGTTACCTCTCCATCACATGAATAAACTAAACAGTGAACCTTGGTTACTTCATCCAAGAGTCCATCTGTTTCAATGTCTACATAGACTTGCTTCGGTGGTTGTCGCATACGTTCTCTCTATGGAGTAACTCAATTTTTAAACCTAAGGTGTTAATCAAATCATGACCATACCTTACGTTAGAGGACATGTACCTCATCTCTCTTATGAAATAAATATTTAGGAGAAGAGAACTTAGTACACACATGAAGAACACTATGAACACAACGAGTGTGACATCAAAAGTCCTGGTCATTCTCTTCTTCCTCGGTGAGTTGGGTTTCACTCAATCTCCCTGTCTCCTTGGAGTAGAAGAGATGAGTAGCTATACCTGTTTCACCTGTCCATCGGTTCTTCAAGACACGTAGCGTAGTCATGTCAGGATTGTCTCCTTGCTGATCTCTCTCACAACCGAACACTTGATCACTCAGTTGTGCTATGGCATGTGAACCACGCAGTTGAGAGAGACTAGTCTTGACTCCTTCCTCATGTCCTTTGTCACCACTCGGTCTACGTAAGTGAGACACTAGTATCAAACCACACTGGACTTCTTCACATAGGGATCTCAGTTTAGTCATGGCAACATCGATCATCCTACGTTCATCACCACCTTCGATACCTGAGATCACAATAGATATATGATCGAGGATGATGTACTCACAACCGAGTGCCCTCACCATGTACTTGATCTTACCTAGTAGGTTCTCGATCTCGGTGGAACCCCAATGGTCATAGAAGTATAAGTTCCCTGTGCCTAAGGTATTATCAAACCCTTCCTTGAGTTCCTCTTGATCTACCTTCTCATTGAGGTGAACTGGTTTGTTTAAGTACAATCCAACAAACCCTAAGGCACTCCGTTTGTTAGATTCTTCTAAGGCAATGTAACCTACCTTCTTGTCTTGAAGCATGAAGTGGTAAGCTATCTCCCTACATATCAAGGACTTCCCAATCCCTGACCCTGCGGTAATCGTAACTATCTCACCTCTCCTACATCCCTTGGTCATATCATTGAGACCACTATAAGGATAATCACATGCTTCCCTTGAGTCTTCATTGGAGATTAAGTCCCATAAATCTCTACCATCTACAATCCCATCAGGACGAAAGACTTTTGCACCCCAGATAGCATCGATAATCTCTGAGTTTCTACCCTTCACGAGACACTCATTGGCATCCTTGAGTGGTAGCTTTGCTATCTTTGCTTTACCTGGGGTGAACAAGGGAACACATTCGTCCAAGGCTTTACGACCTGCATCGTCTTGGTCGAACATGAGGATCACACTATCGAATTGCTCAAGCCACTCTAAGTCCTGAGCGATAGCTTTACGTGCTCCTGCTGATCCTGTTGGTACTGAAACCACAGGCCATTTGTTCCCTTGTGCCTGTGATACCGAGAGTGCATCCAATTCCCCCTCAGTTATCACAATCATTTTCCCTCCATCTCTCCAGAGATGTTTACCATAGAGACCACAAGACTTTGTATCTCCAATGAACAAGAAATCCTTATTTGGAAATCTAATCTTCTGAGCTTTGATGGTGCCTTGATCGTTACGATAGTTTGCGATCTGAACTTTCTTACCTTTGTAGTCACCTACTTGGTAACTCCAATGGTCTACAGTTGCCTGACTAATACTTCTCTTATTTAAGGGAACACATTCCCCTTGTACAAATTCCATACTTGTCACCTCTTTCTCTATTCCTTCGTAATAACCACAACCAAAGCACCACGCATGTCCATCGGTGTATCTCGCTAAGTTATCTTTAGATCCACACTTGGGACATGGTTCATGTGCTATGAACTCACTCGTCTGATTCCTCATCTTCTGCGATGTGATCGAAGTCAACTCCTTCTGAAGTAATTCCTGATCCATCTTCATAGACAGCAGCTACTTCATTCACGTAGGAGAATCCAGATGCTCTCAAGAAGTTACTAAACTCAAAGAGAACATCCATTAAATATGACCCTTCAAATGATACTGTTACTTCTTGAAGTGGTCCTTCATTCTGTGATGAGAATGAATAAAGTGTTTCTGGTCTTTCGTCTTCCATTATTTTTTCTTAGGTTTTTGTTTGCGTATCCACTCCTTAGGTATTTCTTTTTCTGCATACAGAAAGTCATACTTCTCACACCACTCTTGGCATGTCATCTGACTCCCTTGAACACGAGAACTGAGCCTCAAGAACACGAACCTAATATCAAGATCAGGATGTTGATTCTTGATTGCTCTATGTTTTCGTTGATCAGCAGATCGGAAGTAACCTTTAGCTTCAATGTAGATTCCATTCTCTAGTATGAAGTCAGGTTTGTAGGTACGTTCAACGATGTACGAAACTGTCTCAGTCTCATAACCGAAGGGAACCTTACGGACACTCAAGGTATCCGCAATGGTTTCCTCAAATTTACTTCTATATTTAGAAGTCTCCTTCTTCTTCGGTGACTTCTTCTTTGGTTTCCTCATTTATAGGCTTGACACTATCAACAGCGAAGCCTCCCTCGACTGCTTCAAACCCAGTGTTAGCATACTCTTTGAGGTCTATCACTTGGACTGCTACGAGATCCAATGAGCACCCTGCGTTAGGTGGTTTCGGACCCCAAGGTCTAGTGTTATAAGAAACCTTGACTATACTTCCATTACCAATGGATACAGTAGAGTCAACTGGTTGAAGGTTGGCATCGACTACTGCAATAGATGGTACTCTAGTACTACCATCCTTCATGCGTATCTCTGCTTTCTGTTTGAACCTGATCTTCACAAAGTCACCTTCGACTTTATAAGGAATAGATCCTCTCGACTTCTTGTCGTGCATCGACTCATCTTTCTCAATGACTTCATCGACCTGAGCCATGATGGTCTTTGCTTCTTCCAGAGGTAAGGTCAACGTGATGTTGAAGTTACCTGGGGTACCGAAGTGAGTATCTGGTTTGAACAAATGGGGCCACTCACATGGCCCTTTGGGAGTCACATTCATCTTCACCTTTGATATTGGTTAATGATAAATTGAACATCGATGCCTTCCTCTAAGAGTCTTGCATGGATGTCCGTGGGTACTGGGAGTCCTTGCTTAAGGAACCTCAGTAACTTTCGATAGTCTTGATTCATTACTAATGTTTAGCTTTCGGTCAGTCTGTCGATACGGTCCATTAGATCCACATGTGTATTAATTTAGGCAAAGAAATAGGTAGCACCTATCACTGAATCTATATCCAGGTTTCCTCGCTCAGGTGGATCAGGCATTGGGAGTCCAACAGATTCCTCTGCATCTCCTCTAAAGTTAGTGATAACATCGTTCTCCTTGTACATCTCAACAAATGCTTTTCTCAAAGCATGTGCCATATCGGGTACATATCTAGCGTGAACACCATAGGAATCGTGTATCATAGAGTAGTCCTTTATTCCGTGTATATTACACTTGTGGATAGAATAGGTTAAATGACTAGCATCTAAGGAGTGTACAAAATTAGGAGCACTACCATTCCTATTACGGAAGCCATCCATTTTGGAACCATGATCTCTCACCCTCGGTTTAACTAAGGTACCGTCTATGAATGTAGTGATACGTAATTCTTTAAAGGAAAAGTATTCTTGGTGAACTACAAACTGAGTTGGTGTAGTCCAAACCAAAGGTTTATCATCCTTAGCTACAATAGAAGAACAATCTTGAATCCACTTCATGCACTCACGAGCACCGATTACGATCTCACCTATTGCTTCCCATAATATCTGGGATAACCAGAAACTAGGTAAGAACATATCGAAATCTTCCTGTGCCCAAGGGTTAGGTGCTCCTGAATTAAACTCATCTCTCATGTATTGAAGCACATACCCACGGCATGAGTGTCTAGTACCTCCGTATGGCACGACCATCACTGGTCTCTTACAGAGTTTACGATTGATAAACCCTGAGTCTCTCCATTGAATTGCCATACGTTCTCCACCCTCTGCCAATGCTTCCACCTTCTTGAGTACCAAGTCTGCTACATCTTGATAGATGTCTTGAGGGGTATCAGATGGTAAGAGGTTAGTAGCCTTACCACCGATGGGATCTCTGAGCATAGCTGAGAAGTTCTGGAGTCCATTGTTAGATCCATCTAACTGTACTGGTATCCGAGACTTGTACCCAAACCCTTGCTCTAAGAACTCATTCCACTCAAAGCAGAACGCTAAGAATAACCAAGGATCTTCCGCTTCGTTCCACCATACAAACGACAAGGGATCTTGAGCACTCGCTATGATCTGCTCTGCGTGGTCATCTACCCACTTGATACGATCCTCAAATGGTACCTTATCTATACCGAAACAATTGGCCCCATGTATCGCTAACCAATCTGCCTGTTCATCTGAGTCGATGGGTTCTCCCTTAGCAAAGAGGAGTAAACCCTTGGCATACTCTGGACCCTGAGGTGTGAGGAACGAGGACACTGTGTACTTCCTACCTCTGAAGTCAGATTGGTAGACAAAGTGAAACTTATCGTACTCATCCATCTCTCTCGCCATACCGATAGTCCTCACTAACTGAAGGACTTTAGAGAACCTACGAGCATTCTCGTTATACACACTAGAAGCATCCGTCTTCCAGTTTAAGAACTCTCTCTGCATCTCTTCACTCATATCCTTTTTCTGTACCCCAGGTGGGGCAGGACATGGTGGTATATCTAAAGGGTTTCGATTAGGTAATCCATTCCAATTTATATGGCTCTCCCACATCTTAGACATAACATCGAGAACCTTAGTATTCACACACCACTCGGTTTCTTGTAGAGAATTTATACACTCGTACTCCAAGGGCATATCGTGTGATCTGAGACTCCTAAGGAAGTGCTTGTTCTGAGTCTTAATCATAGGTAACTTAAATGTATAGTAACCCCCATCATCTATAGTTTCCCACCGCTTAGGTGTGGTAATCATAGGTAGATAGTTGGGTGCTAGTACTTGACCAAAGTTATTCACCTTCTCTATCCACTCTATTGTCTCCTTAGTAGCACACACTAGTATGTTCTTCTTCTTCCTACCATGAGTCATAGTTCTTACTTCAACTAATCCAGTAGTTTTAACTAGTATATCTAATAGTTTACTACCGATTAAATGATACTCCTGT